GCTCGTGCCTTGGAATTCGCAATCTTGACTGCTGCCCGATCAAGCGAAGTACGCGGCGCAGTGTGGGACGAGATCGATCTGAAGGCGAAGTTGTGGATCGTGCCTGAGGTTCGCATCAAAGGGGGGAAAGTCCATCGTGTGCCGCTTTCAGCGCCGGTAGTGAAGCTGCTCGAATCTCTGCCGAGATTTCAAGACAGCAACTATATTTTCCCCGCCGCGAAGGGCGGGCGGCTTTCGGACATGACACTCTCGAAAGCGATCAAGGATATGCACGAGGCAAGTGTCGCGAATGGTGGCGAGGGCTATCTGGACCCCGTTCAGAACGCTATTGCGACACCACACGGAACGGCTCGCAGCACGTTCAAGGACTGGGCGAGAAGTTGCACTCGATTCGAGGACGAAGTTTCGGAGCTTGCGCTCGCTCATGTGAATAGCGATGCGACGAGATCAGCATACGCACGTGATGAATTGCTGCCGAAGAGAGAGAAGATGATGCGTGATTGGGCAGCGTTCTGCACCGTCGTCCGGTCGAAGTCGGACAGCAAAGTTGTGCCAATCGGCAGATAAAAAGATCCGACAAACATTCCAAGGTTTGCAATCGCGCCTCGCCGCGAGGCATATTATCTCCGCGCTTTGAATTGCTTGGCGTCACGACTACGCCTTGCGCATTGCGGATGTTCTCGCCTTGAGAGGAGGCGGGCTCTGCGCATGTGATGCAAGGGCTAGTTCGTGAACAACGTCATCTATGTCTCAGCGGCGCAGCTCGCCGTGCGTTACGCGGTCCACGTCGGAACCATCTGGCGATGGGCACAGACCAATCAGGATTTCCCCCGCCCGCTGAATCTTTCCTACGGCTGCACCCGCTGGCGTCTCGATGAAATCGAGCAATACGACGCGGAGCGAGTAGCGTCGTCAGCAGTACCGCCCAAGGCGATGCTGCTTCAAAAACAACCAAAACCAAAGAAGAAGCGCGCCGCACGCAAGGCGAAGTGAGCATGACCGGGCTTGCCATGATGCCGTGGTTCCCCGGCGATTTTATGAAGTCCACGCGCGGATGGTCCGTCACCGCGAAGGGCGTCTATCGCGAACTGCTCGATGCTCAATGGGACATGGGTGGACTGCCTGCTGATCCCGATGAGCTTCGCGGGCTGATCGGCGCGACCGAATCCGAATGGTCGATCGGCTGGAATCGCTGCGAGTTGAAGTTTCCGCAAGGGGCTGACGGACTACGCCGCAATCTCCGACTCGAAGTGCATCGAGCCGAATCGGAAAAGCGGCGAGAAGAAGCACGTCAGCATGGTCTCGCCGGTGCGAATGGCCGTTGGGGGAAAGGCAAGGGCCGAAAGGGCCGTAGCGGAACCGATGCCCGAGCAATGCCCGAGCATAGCGAGCGCACTGCCGGGGCAATGCCCGAGGTATGGCCTCAAGCGCCTTCTCCTTCTTTGTCTCCTTCTCCCTCTCAAGCGCCGTCATCAGCGCAAGTAGTAGCTGCTGCTGCCGCGCCGCCCGCTCGCGCGAAAGGGAAACGGAAGTCAGCAGGGACACCAGAGACGCGCGAACTCGCGGACTGGCTACGCCCCTACGGCGTCAGGATCGAGAGCGCCGAGGATCACAAGATCGCGGCCAAGTGGATCAGAAACGGCATGAACCAGCATGGACTGCTCACGGTGATTGCCTACACGCGGTTCATGCGCGACAAGCCGTACCCCGCGACGATCTTCGCGGCCTATATCGATCCGATCATCGACGATTCGGACGCGGAAGCTCACGAATTCCTCGTGCCGCAACTGCACGCCGAGATGCGCGCCTACCACGAGAGCAACGGCGGCGGAGCATCGATCGGCGATGACGACGCTGTTGCCGACCTTCATCGGCTGCGCGAAAGCCTTCAGATCGACAACGAATATTGATTCGCTGGCGAATGACTGGCTTCTGTCCACACTGCCGGCGTCCGATGCCGAGCATCGAAGAACGCATCGACGCGATGTTGTCGGTGTTGCTGAAGCGATGCCAGAAGAACGACATCGTTCCCGACGATGACGGATACATCGACGAGCACCACGCCGCTTCCTTGCTTCGCCTGAGTTGGGATCGATTACGGGCGATTCGATACGAAGGATCAGCGCCACCCTTTCGGCGGGCGAGTCGGCAGCGCGTCGAGTATCACCTGCGCGATCTGGCGCTGTTCGAGATCGAGCGGCAGTCGGAGAAATTTCCATGAAAGTGTTTGTTCGTGACTGGATACCGATTCCAGCTGCGTGCTTCCATCCGCCCCGCTGCGGCGTGCAGCTTTCTTTGAATGTCAGGGGACTCGAATGAATCCTTCGCTTCGCTCCGCTACTCAGCTCCGCGCTCCGTTCATTCGTGCCGCACTGGCGATGATCGGGAACCGACAGAACCCGTTGGCGATGGTGCGTGCCGACTCTCCCGAAGCCGAGTTGATTCGCGCGATGCCCGATATGATTCTGCGCGCCGCTGTCTCTCCGATGGCATCGACGGACAACTCGGGCGCACTCGTTCCCCGCGCGGCAGCGGACTTCCGGCAAGGCATGTACGGCCGATCGGCCTTCGACACGATCGCGAGCGTCGCACCCGCCATCCCGCCGAACATCCGATTCTCGACGAATACGTCGATCGGCTACGGCTCGACGGTCGCGGAGGCGGTGCCAAAACCGTTCTCGCGATTCGACATCACGGAAGTCGTGGACTCGAAGTCGAAGGTGGCCGCCCAAGTCGAGCTGACGCGCGAGCTGGCGCGCTTCAGCGATGGTGTTCGCGTCGCCGACCAGTTGATGACCGATGCTGCCGCTGTAGCGAGCGACATGCCGCTGATCGCCTATGGATTGAATGGCGCACCGTCGTTCTCGGCTACCGGCACGGCCGCCGAGCATGTTCGAAAGAACCTCGCCGCCGCATTGTCGATGATGCATCTGCACGCCGGCTCGCGAGTCTTCTGGATCGTATCGCCGGACGTGCGGCTTCAACTCGCCTTCATGGGTGTAATCGGCGCGAGTGGCGAGCTGGCGTTCATCGACATGAACGTGAGCGGCATCGGCAACATTGCCGGCGTCACGGTGGTCGCGTCGGATGCGGTCGCGGTGGACACGACCGGTGCAACGACTCTGCTGATCGACGCAAGCCGTTTCGCGATGTCCGATTCAGGCTTCACGCTGCGTGTCAGCGAACAGGCCACGATTCAGCGCGATGATGCGCCGACGAATCCGCCGACCTCGGATACGGTGTTCGTGTCTGCCTTTCAGCAGAACCTTGTGATCGTGCTCGTCGAGCGTTGGGTATCGTTCGCGAAGCTCGGAGCTGACGCCGCCGTCGTGTTGGATAGCGTTCTGTACTCGGCGGGCTGAGCGTCATCATGAAACTGCCCAAGTTGCCGGCAATCTTCTCGCGTGTCTTCGGCGGCAAGTCCATGCAGGCTGTCGATGATCGATTCGGCCGTGCCGGCGTCGCCGGTCAAGGTGGATGGTTCCGCGTCTTGGAGCCGTTCACTGGCGCATGGCAGCGCAACCTTGAAGTCAGCCGTGAATCGGTGCTCGCGAACTCTGCGGTGTACGGCTGCGTCACGCTGATCGCGAGCGATATTTCGAAGCTGCAACCGCATGTCATGCAGCAGCAGAGCGGCGGCGTATGGCGGGAAGTCGAGAGCAAAGCATCGCGCGTCCTGGCCCGGCCAAACACGTACCAGAACCGGATTCAGTTCTTCGGTGCCTGGATCACTTCGAAGCTGCTCTCCGGGAACTGCTACGTCTTGCTCGATCGTGACGATCGCGGTGTCGTGACTGCAATGCACGTGCTTGATCCGCTGCGCGTGCGCCCGCTGGTCAGCGACGGCGGCGACGTGTATTACGAGCTGAAACCTGATCGCTTGCCCGGCGTTTTCGAGCCGATTGTCGTTCCTGCGCGGATGGTCATTCACGATAGGATGCTCACACTGCATCATCATCTCGTCGGCGTGTCGCCCCTCTTCGCCGCTGCGCTGGCCGCTCAAGAGGGCGTCAACATTCAGGCGCAAAGCGCCTCCTTCTTCGGCAACCGATCGATGCCCGGCGGAATCCTGACCGCGCCCGGTCACATCGAAGACGAGACTGCGGCGCGCGTGAAGGAAGCTTTCGAACAAGGATTCGGTGGCGCGAACTTCGGTCGCACGGTCGTGCTCGGCGACGGACTTGAATTCAAGGCGCTGGCGATGCTGAGCGCCGAAAGCTCGCAGCTCATCGAGCAATTGAAATGGACGGCAGAAACGGTCTGCTCGTGCTTCCACGTACCACCGTTCATGATCGGCGTCGGCACCATGCCGGCCTACAACAACATCGAGGCGCTGTCGCAAGCGTATTACTCGCAGTGCCTTCAGGCATTGATCGAATCGCTCGAACTATCGCTCGATGACGGTCTCGATCTCGCCTACGAAGGGCAGCGGCTAAGTGTCGAATTCGATCTCGACGGACTGCTGCGCATGGACACGTCCGGCCGCTTCAAGGCGTACAGCGATGCCATCGGCGCCGGCTGGCTCTCACCGAACGAGGCACGCCGCCGCGAAGGACTCGATCCAGTGGAAGGTGGCAACACGCCATACATGCAGCAGCAGAACTTCTCGCTGGCCGCTCTCGCACGCCGCGACCAGAACAATCCACCGCCGACTTCAACGTAGGAGTTCGCATCAATGGCCGAAAACCTTATTCATCACGTGCGCAGGCTCGAAAACCTCCTGAACGATCAGGCGAAGGAGATCACCGAACTGCGCACTCGTCTGGATGGCATTGAATCTGACATCGATCATCTCAACGAGAGTGCGCTCGATGGTCGCGTGAGTGATCTCGAATCGGCAGTCGCCGAGTTGCAGTCGTGATCGATCGATTGCCGGATCATTCCAGCGACGAGCGGGACATCTCGCCGGCAGAGTTCGAGCAGATGCTCGACGCTGAGCTTCGGGAACTGTTCGAGCTGATCGATGCACCAATCACACCCGGACCCGCGATCACTCGCGCGCGGTAGGAGCTGCATCGGGTCTTTCGACTTCTCCCCCGATGCAGCTCCGCTTCTACCTCGGGGGGCAGCACTCGCATACGAGGGACCACCATCGGAAATCCCTGTTCCTCCCGGCGAGAGATTTTTTTCCCCTAAAAAAGGAAATCGCGTCCGGGTCTGAATGTGCCACGTGAAACCTGTCGATAATTTCGGACACACGCCATGAGCATCGTCACCGCGCAGCAGGTCAAAGAACACCTTCAGATGGATCACGATCTCGACGATTCGAAGATCGCGGAGATCGCGCAGGACGCGAGCGAGCTGATGCTGAACTTCCTGAAGAAGCCGTTCGATCATTGGCAGGACACGGCCGGTGAACCCGCTGGCGTGCCCGGTGCAGTGAAGGCCGCAACGCTGAAGCTCGCGACGGCGCTGTAC